GTCAAACAAAATTTTTCTGTTCCCGCGCGTGATGATAAAATTGGGTCTGTAATATTTGTTTTTATTTTATCCCTAATTAGATTAATTGTATCACTAAGAAACGTTGCACTTGATACTGTTGTTATTGTCATATTTTATTCTCGCTTGAATTTCTGAATATAAACATCGCTTTGTTTATGATAAATATAGATGAATTTTATTTTTAAATATATTTTTTTAAATTATATAATTATTAAAGTTTTTTTAATTCCATTTCAATAAATCCTTTGACTTTTTTCTCACTTCTTTTTGCTGTATTAGTAAAATGATGTCTTGGTTGAAGTCGAGTAGTTCCATATTCAAGAAATCTCGCATAAGTAACATTTGTTTCTACAGTTGCTGTTAATGGTGCAGTTTGAACATTCTTCACACTATTAAGAAATCTTCCTGTGTCAACTGAAGCATGTTCTGCTTTGTGTCCAGCGATCGATTCTTTAACTTCACCTTCAATATAAAATCCAGCCTTTATGATGGCTTTATTTGCACCAGTATATGCTTCTTTATTTTTTTTATTTAAAAATGCCTTTACTGTTGGAATTCCTTTTACTTGAATAGAAACACTCATTTAAGCCTCCCCAATAAAACTACCATTTGTTAGTTTTCTTATATATAATTTTTTAAGAATTGAAGTTTCATTAACTGACCATTTTGCTGTCCCTGTATCTAACAAACTATATTCGCCACTTATTGGACTTCCCAAACCAATTTTTACTGTGCCAGAAGTGTTTACCGCGCCTTCAATATAAAGCTTAGTGTCGTTTGTCAATAATTTTCCTTGCTCTAATAAAATCGAATCTGAACTTCCACGCGAATTAACTATCGGAAGAACAACCCCACTTACCCAGTAATCGTTTCCTGATTGAGAAAACGATACATCGTCATCATAATATGAACCAGCTCCATAGCCGACATTATAATATTTTATTCTAACTTTCTGACCAAAAGTTAATGCTTCTGCAACTCCGTTTTGAAAATCTCCAACTATTGTCATTATATGCACACTGTAATAACCCATCCAATGATGGTTATTATTGTTCCTCCCATTGCCAATATAAGTTTTGTATGAAGCTTAACTTTTCCGTTTGTTACAAGCGTTTGTTCATGAGTTTCGTTTAACTTTACTTCAATTTTATCAAGCTTATTCATGATTTGAAGTATCATTTCTTTTTGTGTAAATACGTCTGTCATTTTAATTCCAAGTTGAATAATAGGATGTTTTATGTCCTAAATCATTTAGTTGAGATTTCGCCAACGAAGTATAATTTTGAGACATTCCTTCTACCATTCCTTTGGTAATCGATAGCTCTCCAATAGAAACTGCCTTAGTTCCCAATCCCTGAGCTTCCATTTGTCCAAGTGCTTGCGCAACAGTAAGATTAACTACTGCTGGCTGATATGTTTCCGGAACAGCAGAAATACTAATATCATTTCCAGTATAGTTTTCTGCTTGATAAACAGCCATCTCTGCCAAAAAAGCAAGAGTTCCACTTAATCCTACTGGTATTCCTGTAACCAAATTATAAACTATGCTTCCTATTTCAGAAGTTGTTAGTGTTGCCATATTATTGATATACTAAAGTTACTCCTAATCCAGATGTGCTGTCTCCCATTCCTGAGCCAATTAATGAATAATTTCCATACAAGGGGATGTCTCCTAACATTCCTGCTGCTAATGTTCCAGACATTGAAACATTTTCTGTTGTTCTAATAATTCCTCTTGGTATAAATTGGTCTGCTGTATCTACTTGTCCTGTTGCTGTTCCACTTTGCATAGACCAAATATCAATTCCTAATCCTGAAGATGTTAAATACATACTTCCTGTGTCTTCATAATTTCCTGATTTAACAATTATTGCTTTTAACATTCCATTAAGTTCAGTTGTTGTATAGGTTGTAAATAAACCAGAACCTGTTCCTGTAGAAGCTGTAGATATTCCAAAATCATATGTTTTCAAAACATTAGAACTATTAATTGCTGTTTGTGAACCAATCTGTTCAGATGAAAATTTTGAATATTCTCTGTCTCGTAATCCGTTTGATAATGTATATGTCATTTTGCCTTTTTATTTTTGTATTTTATATGTCGAAGGTGGTCCTCGCGACATATTAAAAAACAAAATTTAAGTCATAGACCCAAGCCTATTCCATGAACTCCCAGTTTGAGTAAGAGCACAATAAATATCGTTGTTTTCTATATCAAATGCAACCTGACTTCCTACACTTGCCGTAACTACATTTTGTGGACTGCCATAAACCATTATAATTTGATCCGACATTATTGGTGAACCAGTTGAACCAAATAAACCGTTTTGCATTCCTCCATTTAATCCTCCGACTATTGTACTTCCTGTTGTTGTTGAATCTGCCATTTTGTTTTTTTCCTCCTTTCAGTATTTATTCTTTTAAAGATAATACTTATCTTTCTCCTTCTCTTTTGTAAATAATTAAAAAAAATAAAAATAAATTATTTTAACAACCTATTTACGCGGTTGTTATTTTTGCAATTGCTCCAGCTCTAAGATAACGAACCTTAATTCTTTGAGTTACTGATGCTGCGGACATATCGTACACAGGCATTTCGAAATTCTCAATAGTTACTGGTCGTTTTTCTGCGATTACATAAGCGTGCATTCTGTCTGTAACATATGCATACTTAGAATAGGTTGAACTTGGTGCTGCGTTTGTCGAAAATTTTATAACATTCAATCCGTAGATTGTACCCAAAAATCCTCTCTCAAGCATATCCCTGTTTCCTACCTTATCCGCTTCAACAAAAGTATCAATATTTCGAAGATCACTAATTACTTCAGCGCCTACAAACAATGTTGTAGGTGAGTAATCAGAATCATCAAGATATTGCATTGCTCTTGTAATGTTAGCAATAGTAATTGCTGCTCCACCAGTTACTGTATTCGATGCGCTATCTAATGCATCACTCAAAATTAGTCGAGTCTCGTTTTCTGCGAATCTTTTACCTGCAACCATAATGTTGTGTTGTAATAGATTCCATTTTCCATCCTCAAGCATTTCTTTTGTGATTCGTAGAGCCACTCCCCATTTAACCGGTTTAAGATTAAATGATGTATATTCGCTTTGATCGATTGGAATCTCAGATCCCTCTGCTACCAACCTAATAGATAATTTATTAGGCGTAACAAGATTTATATCATAGCTACTTCCGGGAATTTCTCCTGGACCAAAATACATTGCACACTCACTACGTGGAATAAGATTTTTATCTACTTCTTCAATCAAAGTATCATGAATCTTACGCGGAATTAAGGTTTGTCCCTCTGTTCCTAATCCAGTATTGAGCAATTCTTGAACTGCTTTATATTCTGCCATTTTATGCATTAACTGAAACAACGGCAAACTCGTTAGCTGCTCCTCCAGCTGGTGTCAATGCTCTTCCACAATAACAATCAAATGATAATGTAGATGAACCAATTACTCCTCCAAGACCATATGCTGCTACCGGACATCCTGCTGTAACTGAACCAAGTACGGTTGAGCTTCCTGCAGGCATAATAAAAGTCCCTCGTGGTGTACAAGCTCCTTGTGCACCAGATGCAATGTCTTGTAAAGCAACTCCCATGATACCCGAACTTGTAACTGCTGCTGTAACTGCATATCCTAAGATGTCTGCTGCTGCAACACTATCGACTCCTGAGCCAACAGTTGCTGCTCCAGCTACTCCTGAACCAGTTACCCACATTCCTGCTGAAATGTTTGTAACCGCTGTTACTGTAAATGTTCTGGGTGTTCCACCGTCTGTTAATTGAACTGCGCCATACGGGTTAAACGTGCTTACTGCCATTTATATTTTTTCCTCCTTTTAAGTTCTATATGAATTTGAGTTAAACTCATGAGCATGAAATTAGTTAAATATTAACTATCTAACTAATCGTTTGAGCTTTGTCGATTCTGAGTTTTCTTTAGAATAGTCTCTGTATATCGAGAATGCGCCTTTCCCAAGCGCCTCTACTATTCTATTATTAACAGAATCCAATGCCGACTCTTTTTCAGTTGAAACTTCTCCTATCGTTTTATCTTCCATTTTTTCTTTTGCTGATTCTTCAGTTACTTGTTCCTTAATTGATTTCTTTTCTAACAAAAGCGCTTTAATCTCAGTAATTGTTGCTTTAAGGTTTGCCATTTCTACATTCTCTTCTGCAACTGATTCTTTTACTGGTTCTTTTGCTTCTTCTTTTGCTTCTTCTGGAACTTTCTCTTTAGATTCTTCAGGAGCTGGTTGAACTTTTACTTCGTCAGTTTTTTGTTCTTCTTCAGCCATTTCTGAATTTTCTCCGTTTAATTGGTCGTCAAACGATTCGCTTTTTATTGCCATTTCTTTTAAATGGACACATTGCTGTATCGCCTGTGCAAGATTTGCATGACTATCACCTGGTACTGCAACCAGACTAATTTCTAATCCTCTAATTCCGAGCGCTTTCATCGAGCCGTCCTCTTCTTCTATTAAATCAGTAACTTTTGCTCCAATGCTAACGCTTCCTATTCTTCCATCTTTAATCATTTCTTGAATTCCAGCATCCATAATTTTTCCTTCAAAATCAATTCGCCTAAATGTTGAATTCCATTCAACACGTTCGGTTGTTCGTCCAACAATATTTCTTACTTCATTTTTATGATCTAATAAAATTGGAACATTTCTAAAAGTTGGTGCAGCTTTTTCTAATTCTTCTGCAACATATTTTACATTGTTCAATGTTGTAGTTTCATTAATAGCAACGCCTTTGATTACAAATTCATTTTTATCATTAACCAATTTTTCTTCGATCGGAACAAAGAATTCTAAAAGTCTCCAATCTTTCGCACCCTTTTTTGTTAGTGCCTTTTTAATTTCTATTTTCTTCAATTGAGCAGTTGGCATTGTATATATAATTATATATATTTTTTTATTTATAAAATATTATTTATAAATTATATAATTTTATTATCTTTTAATTTGTCCAAAATATATTTTTTTGTATGCTTAGACGGATAATATTTAATAGCTGGTGCGTTTTGTTCAACCCAACTATCAATGTCTTTTTCCGACCACGATTCGTTTGGCATATCTATATTTTGTTTTTTCTTTTCCAAAATAAGATTTTCTTTTATTGCTTCAACAAATTCTCCAGTTTTTAAAATTGCTTTTGCATCTTCTTCTGGAACATCAATTATTAAATTCTTTGGTCTGTGTCCTGATAAACTTTTTAATTTCATTTTTTGCCTCCTTTCATTTTAATTAACTTATTTTTCCACTATTAACAAATGTGCAATTTTCATTAATAATAATATGTTGATTTGAACTTATAAAATTCCATATTCCACTAAATAAAATTTGTCCTATTCCTGTCAAAGTTATGTTTCCATTAATATTATCTGTAGATGAAATATCACACAAGTCCGCACAATTTATATCCCAGTCACCAGAGCCAGAATATGTACATGTATCTGGTGATACCCCCGATTCATAATCCATACTAACATTATACAGCTTTGTGACATCTATGTCGTCAGTTGAAAAATCAAATTTGTATTGGAAATATTGGTTGTCTATCAAATCTGAAATATCAACATAAGAAGAATTAGTATAAGTTCCATTCCATGTTTCTGTATCACAAGAGGCGTCATTACAAGAACGAACGGATAAGTTTAAATTTAAATGTGGATTATCTTCATAAATTTGACCAACTTCAGCCACAGAAAGAGTTCTGTTCCATACTGATAAATCGTCCATTTTCCCATCCCAATATTCTCCAAACATTCCACCGATTTTAAAATCTTTATCATTTTGATATAAACTTCCGCTACCAGTTAATGAACCTTGAGAAACATTATCTAAATATAATTGTCCTCCAGTAAAATTATCATATGTCCATACAACATGATGCCATTCATGTAATGAGATATTCTGAGATACTGGGGAAATTGTTCCCCAAACTCCTCCATGAGTGCCAAACATTTGTAATTGCTTATATTTTGCTCCACCTGTACTCCCAAAGAAATATAAAATAAAATTTGTTGTTGTAGTACCATCTGCCTTCCCTATTGGTTGATAAGTGTAACCACTTTTATATGAATCTGCTTTCATCCACCACGAGATAGAAATTGTATTAGGAATATCAAAATCAGGCTCACCAGCAAAATTAATACTTTTATCTGCGGACATATCGACTGCCTGTGAAAACTTTCCATCAACATAATAACTTGCAGAACCACTACTATATGTTCCATTATTTCCTCTTCCAGAAGAATCTAAAAGGTTATTGTCAAAGTGCCATAATCCAACATTTCCAGTCATATTTATGTCACTTGGAAGAGGTTCTTGATATCCTGTGTCCGCAAACCAAGAAATATTATTAAAAACCTTTGTTTCAGCAAAATTATAAATTTCTGATTCATAAGAACTTGGAGAATAATACTTTTTACTTTGTTGAGTATAGATATTTAAAATTTCAGGACCAGATAACGAACGATTCCAAATTGCTACTTCATCCAATTTGCCTTTCCAATCTTCTCCATTATAACCATTTGCACCCATTACAAAAGAATCTATTCCCGAAGGCATACTTTTGCCTCCTGAAGAAACTTTAGAAACTCCATTTACATAAATTGTAAGTGTTCCTCCAGATAAAGTATAAGCAACATGATACCAAGTTCCAGCAATTGGATTTACTCCAGTGCGTGTCCATCCATTATTGCTACTCCAATAACCAATATCATCTCCATCATCTACAACAAGCGTAGCTCTATTACTTCCTCCATTATCATAAAAACCTCCGAATGCTCTTTGAATGTCATCTTCTTCGTTTATCCAAACTGCAACCGTCAAAGCAGATAAAGAAGGATGTAAAGCAACAACTTG